TACTTGCGGGGCTTTTGATTATCAATCTTTTTTTGATTGGTGCAAAAAGCAAAAAGAGCTTGTCATTATCTCAAGTTACACAATGCCTAATGATTTTGTCTGCATTAAGGAAATAAGTCATCGCTGTACATTCTCAATGTCTCAAGGCGGAAGCAATACAACAGAACGCTTATTTGTTCCAGAACACCAGCTGGAACTAATTAAAAGAAAACCGACTTATACACAATTAGAATTCGACTTTGGTTTAACTGCTTAAACGGAAAATTGTAAAATCGTAAGGGGGTTAAAAAAAATGGCTCACAACTTTACAGAAGAACAAGTAAAAGAAGCAATAGATAATTCAGACCTAACAAGCTCTTCCGTCGCTAGGTATTTAGCATTGCATTTTTCACGCAATGGCAAATGTAAAGGGCAAACAGCAGATCGCTATATTAAGGAATACAACCTTGATACAAGGCTCAAAGACAAAATTGCTTCCGTTTCTAATAAGGCGCTTAAAGTAATTATCGAAGCAATCGAAAAAGGCGACAGAAAGACTGCAAAATGGTGGCTGGAAAGAATAATGCGCCAGATGTTCGGGAACGAAATTACAGTGCATAATGAAAACAAAGACCCGCTTAACATCAATTTTGAAAACTTCAACGTAAAAGAGCTTCTTGATTCAGATTCGGAAATAGGCGGGCTTAATTGAATATCCAGCTTGCGAAACATCAGAAGAAAATAGTCGCTGCTCCTCATTGCCTGCCGGAATATGATTATTTTATTCTTTCTGGTGGATTCGGCTGTGGCAAGTCGTTTTCTATCGTTATGTGTATTATTGATATAGTGAAGACCTACAACGGCCACGACATCAATGTCGGTATAGGTTCAACGACAATAACCTTTGCACAAAAAACGATTCTGCAAGATTTATTCGCAATCTTAAAAAAAACGGGAAGCGAGTTCCTGTATAATTCAAAAGACAGCATTCTTAAGATTGGTACAATTACATTTTTCTTAATAGCGACGGAAGTTCCTGCAAATGTATACGGCTACAATCTTTCAATTTTTCTTGTTGATGAAATAGACGAACTTCCACAATCTAAGGTTATTGAATTAAACAAGGCCGTTAGAGAAAGAACACGTGTTTTGCTTCCGGACGGAAGAAAACCTTATATAATGTATTTTTCAACAGCTCACGGCTATCGAGGACTTTATCACGTTGTAAAGAAACTCAAAGAAAGCAAACAGAAATATTATTTGACTTATGGAAAAACAAAAGACAATCCATTCATTGCTAGGTCTCAAGTAGAATCATTATATGCGCTATATGATGATATGGAACGTCTTGCATACCTGGAAGGAAAGTTTGTCAATCTGCATAGTGGAAGAGTTTACACCGATTATGATGAAGAATCCTGCAAAGTTAAACCATTTGAAATTACAAAAGATATGACTGTTTTTGTAGGGCAAGACTTAAACAGCGGATTCAGTAAGGCAACTGCAATAATCAAGAAGAACGGAATCTTGTATATTATACACGGCTGGAGCTTTAAAGAAATTGGTGCAGCGCCTGCAATAATGCGCTCGACGTTTCCGGAAAATGAAATCTTATGGTTCCCAGATTGCAGCGGGAAAGAAATCTTAAAAGGATATAAACAAGAGATATTAGACAATGGCATTCAATGCAGAATTGGAACTGCTAATCCTAGGATCCTAGACACTGTTTTTTTTGTAAACAAGTTGTTTAAATTAGGAAAATTGAAAATCTTTGATTGCAAGAATACAGATGAAGTCTCAGAAGCCTTGAAAGTGCAGGCATACAATGAAAACGGAATGCCTGAAAAGGGCAAGGGAGAAACAGACCCGGACCACTTCACGGATTCTGTAAGATATGTGATTTATAGGATTGTGAGAAGCGACCCCGATTTTATGGACCTTAAAGAATTAACAAAGCCTGTAGGGTGCTTGCAAGTCGCTTAATCTGTATGCAAATGAATGCATTTGCAGATTTTGCATTTAAGTTATATGCACAAAATAACTATATATACATAACCTCTTTATATATAATAAATAAACCAGCTATGGGCGCAGAATCAACTAACCCTCTACAGGTTCTGCGATAATAGCAAATAGCCCTGTAATTTTGCGGGGCTATTTTTTTTGTAAAACGTGATAAAAAATCACGATAATATGATGTTATCTCTAATGTGTCATAAATCGATTTTAAGCGGGTTTTTATAATCAGATAGTAAAAGTATCAACCTTGTGCAAAAAGTGTCTTAAAATCAAACCTCGCTTGTCTAATAAAAGATTTTATATATGCCTATAGAAAACTTTGTAAAATAATAAAAAAAAGAAAAAATCCTTCCTGTTTACACATATACAAATACATATACATATACATATACAGATACAAATACAGATACAAATACAAATACATATACATAGTGCAAAACACTGCATTTGCATAAAGTTTTCCACAGGTTTTCCACAAGCAAACATAAAAATTAAAAATAACTATATAAATAGATTCGTATGAATCTATAACATTTGGAGAAATTTGTTATGTCTTAGCCTTTGCTCTTTCCCGAAGGCGACACCACATTTAATTTTTTCAATAGCATCCGAAAAAAAGTGCGAAGTGTCAAAAACAGATGACTGCTAGGAACAGACTAGCATTTTTTTTAGTGGAGTAAAAATGGCAAGTTTTACAAGTTTACAGACAACGGAACAAAACGAACATCACAGAAATATATTTTCCCTTCTTGCTAAGCACGAAAACGAAGCTACAACTAACGACGGCCCCGCAGAAATAATTCTTGATTCTGGAGAGCTTGCCCAGATAAAAGAAGAACTTTCTGCCATTGTTCAAGAATCAAGAGCAAGCACGGGCGCAATTCAGACGGCTTCAGAAATGAAAGGAAAACTTTTGACAGATTTCCCTAAAAAAATGCAGCAGCTTGTACAAGATAGATATGCCAACGCTCAAGGATTCGGCACACCGATAGACCCAGGAATGAATGTAGAATCTTTTGTTCCTGTTTCAATTTTACCCGATGAAGCGACTGCTTATTATGCAGGCGGCGGCATTCCTGCAAGAATTATTAACAAGAAAGCTGGATGTTTGACATTGGACGGAATTAAGTTCGATTGTTCAGAAATGGAACCAGACGATTTGCAAAAACTAGAAGATTACGCTAAAGAATGCGGATTCGAGCAGGCATATACTGAATCTATCACACAATCTTTAATCTTTGGTGGTGCGATTTGTTACCCAGTCTTAAAAAATGACAATCCTTTAACTTTTCAAAAGTCCCTAAAAGAACTTTGTGCAGGATTAAAGGCAAAAGAAAAGTTTATCAATTATTGGGTAACGGCGGACCGTTGGAATTGTGTTTTTGTGCCGGAATATAACATCACGGCTCAAGATTATTTATTTGCTAGGACGCTTTTTGTTCCGCTAGGTGGTGTGCGTGTTAATACTGATAGAATGGCAATGGTAAGACCTAGCAAGCTGCCATTCTGGGGAGCAATTCAACAATTAGGCTGGAGCACAAGCGACTTTGAAGGATGGATAAAAGATTTTGAATCATATCAGATAATGAAGATGTCCTTGCCGATTATGGCGCAACAGTCTAGCCTTATGTATCACGCAATACCGGCCGACGGGCTTATAATTGAAAATGGTCCAGAATATGCGAAGCAGTTTTTCAAAGAGAACGAAAAACAAATGCGTGAATGGTCTATGCTGAATCCTCGAACAATTAACAGCGTCGGAGAAATAAAGATTCTTGATAGAACCTATAGCGGCTATCACGACTTATTGACAGAAGCAAGGCTGGGACTTTGCGCAAGCTCTGGACTTGCTGAAAGTATTTTATTTGAGCAAAAATCTACAGGCCTTGCAAGCGATAACAGAGAAGATGTTACTCTTAAGCAGTCGGAAATGATAAGGCTATTATTCAACAACGTTGCTCCTTCTTTCAAGAAGTGTATTGAGCTTCTTGTATATTCTTGCTTCGGCGTTGATAGCGAACAGGCAAAACTTGCAAAAACTGTAAAAATAAAAGCTGATTCCGGCTATGTTCTTTCTGATATGGATAAATCGACACTGGGAAACAATTTTTCCCAGATTCTTGAAAAACTTTGCGCTTGTGGCATTCCATTAGATAAGGCCTTGTCAATGTCAAAGGATTTTATCCCTAGCGCCAAAATTGACAGTGAACTTATTGAAAGTATTACAGCTGGAGAGAGCGAAGGAATAAGTGCGGACTTATGGGAACAGCTTACAGCAGGAAGGGCATTATGACAGAAGTTTTTGAAAGGGTTTTGAAAAAAAAAGAAGAATCGGGCTTAACCTGGAGCAAGATTTGCAAAAAAGCAAAAATCCCGATGTCTTCTTGGATGACGGGTGCGCCTTGTTTTAGTCCTACAGATGAAGAACTTGAAAAAATAGCACCTGTCTTGAACACAACTTATGAATATTTGAAATATGGAAAAGAAAAATAAGTATCCTGTAAAAAGAAACGGCTATATTTATTCACAAAACACAAAAAAAGGATTCTTGAAAATGCAGAAGCAGGGAATCCCTAGACCGCTTTTTTCTTTGCAGGATAAACTTGCAAAACTTCTTTTTGCTAAATACAAAAAAATCCTTAAAGCACTTTTTGCAGATTTAAAAGCAAGAATGCAGGAAGAAAATATTACAACGGATTCAAAAGAAGAAGATTTTGAATCTATGCTAGAATCTTTTAAGGCTCAAGAAGAAAAACTGCAAGAAGAAAATGAAACTCTTGAAAACAAAGTTAAACTAACAGCTTTACAAAGTGATTTAGAAAATGAATGGCTTAATACAGACTTTGCAAGTGCAGCACTTGGCAACATAAAAGATAGATTAGATTCTGTATTCAAGCAAAATCAAAAAGATTATTTAGAAAAATTGCTAGATGACGCAGATACAAAAACGGCTAGTATTTTTCAATCGTTTTCGATTGATAAAAAAGATTTTTTCAACAAAACGATTGATACAGTAAGGAATCTTTACCTTGATAATTCTATCGATAGAATCAAAGGTGAAGAAGATTTATTAAAAAGAAAAATCCTGCAAAAGATTGCTGATTATACACAAGGTAAAAGTGAAGCTCTTGATTTAACAGAACTTTTAAAATCAATGTATGATTCTGGAGAACATTTATCAAGGTTGTTTGCAAGGGACCAGATGCAAAGATTCAACAAGGCTTGCACTCTTGCAACTTTTAAGAATGCTAAAGTAAAAAGAGTAAAATGGGTAACTTGTTATGATTCAAGGGTTCGAGAAACGCACAAGAAACTTAATCGCAAGGATTTTGATATTGACAACTTGCCCAAAGAGATAGATGACTATAATTGTAGGTGCGGACTTGTGCCTGTGGAGTGGGAAGAATGACGGCAGAATATTTGAAAGATTTTATACAGACAATCGCTTTTTTAACTCCTGTATGCGTTCTTATCTGGAAGGGTGCGACGCTTGCCGCCAAAGTTGAACAGATTGAAAAAGATGTTATAGATAAGACAGATAAGTTTTGCAAGGATCATACATCTATTCAAGCCGAATTAGAACAGGAACAAGAAAAAAGACTTGCAGATACTCAAACGTTAATGCAGGCATTAAATGAGATTCAGAAGGCGATTGTAAGAATTGAGACAAAATTGGATATAGAGGAAGAGAAAAAATGAAACACCCGCAAACACTTGCAGCGCAATTATATGAGCAATTTCCGAATGCTAAGTTAAAAACTATTAGAGACAATGCTTGTTGTGCATTCGTTTTGCTCTGGTGCTTAGGTTATGACAAAACAGACAGCGAAGCAATAATGACAGTTAGTAGAATGATGAGCTTGAATGTTATTGGTGATGATTGCACAGTGTTCTGGCAGAAAGCAATTTTATTTCTTAAAGGTTCTAATTCTGTTGTTGATTTTGTGCCTTGTGCAGAAATAAAAAAAATAAAGCAAAGAACACCTGTTAGATATATGCACAACGGGAAATGTCATTGGGTAGGAGTGGAAAAAGGCAAGATTGCTTTTAATCCATTGGAAAAATCTAATTGTGTAGAATATGGCAAGCCCGACACAATGCGGGTGATTACATTATTAAAGGCAGGTAAAAAATGAAAATGAAAACAGTATCATTGCTTGTGAAAGTTGCTCTTGTTGTTGCAGGTTTTCTGTTGTCTGTTCTAAAGTGGTGCGGATTGCTTCCAGAATGCAATATAAGTGAAGTGTGGAAGTCTTGCGCCTTTGCTTATGGAATTAGTATGGGGACAATCGATTTTAACATTTGCCGTGATAATTGGATAGAGGGCCAAAATGAAAGCTGTAATTGAACTTTTAGCAATGATTCTTTTGTTTCTGTCAAACGTTCATTTGTTTTTTGTTTTTTTGAAGCAACTAAAAGAAAGAAAAAAACTGTTAAAAGAAATAGAAAACTTAAAAAAGAATCTTGCATATATGACAAAGCATTTGCAAGAACTTGCAGAAATTGACAAGGAAAGAAAGAAAATTGACGGAGATATAAACAATGCAAAAACTGATGAAGAGATTTGCGATATTATCAATTCTATTATTAGCGTTAATAATTCAAAGTTGCGCAACGACAAAAAATAATATTGAGCTTCCGCCAAAACCGCAACGGGAAGAGATTCCAGAATTAAAGACCTTTGCAGATTATGCAAGAGTCATAAATTACTATGAGCATTTAGTGCAAGAATGGGAATCCTGGGGCGAAACAGTGACAGAAATAATAATGCCGTGAGTGTTGGCATAATAGCACTTGTACTAAGGTCGGCTTCCTGCCTTAGTACTTTTTTTGAAAAAATAACTATATATGTAGTGTGTTATAGATTGGCTTCGTACGGTCTAACTCCTGCCGTGCGGGGCTTTTAACCTTGGAGAAAAAAAATGCCGGAACTAAAAAATATAAGAATTGCAGTTAGTGGAATATATGATTATGCCTTTGAAGAGTTGCCGTCTTTACGGCTTCCAATACCTGGAAACGGCGCCCCGCAATGGGTAGAAAAAAAAGACATATACAAAGTATATAGACCTTCTAGCGTTCTTGCTGTTGCTTGCGATAAGTTCAAGAGTTTACCGCTTACGCATCATCACCCAGCTACACCTGTAGACGGACAGAACTTCAGAGAATTAGCTGTTGGTTGGACGGGCGAGAATCCGACGATTGATTATATTAAAGATACAGACGAAATAGGCATTCGCTCAACGTGCATTTTATATGATGAAGAAGCTTTGAATGCTTATAACAACGGGGAATTGCAGTTATCACCCGGCTATATAGCGGAGTTTGAATGGAAAAAAGGAACGGCCCCGAATGGACAAGGCTATGATATTATAATGAAAGAGATAACAGACGTTAATCATCTTGCCTTGTTGCCTGCTGGACGTGGTGGTGAATACGCTGGTGTATTAGATAAGGCAGCAAAAAAGAAAGAAGAAACTGTTTTTGATTTTGTAAAAGAAAAGAATGTTTTTGCAAAGGCAAAAATAACTATAAATTTGAAAACTGCTCTAAAGGAGAAAAAAGCCAATGAGTAAAAAAGTATACCGACTTATTGTTGGTGTATCGGGTGGAATTGCAGCTGTTGCAGTTGCAGTTGTAAGTTATCTGGAACCTGCTTATTGTGCTGCAATCAATGCAAGTATTGCAGTTGTAGAAGCTGGTATTAGTGAGATTTGTTCTTTCTTTGTAAAAGAAGAATAAAAAGATAGGAGAAGAAAAGAATGAAACTATTAACAGGTTTATTCAGAATGGCGCGCAAACGCAGCCAGACAAAAGACAATGATTTGGGAATGTTCCGGGAAAAGATTGTTGACCTTGTAGAAAAGAAAGACAGTCTTTCTGTTGAAGACATTGCAAAGAAAGTTGAAGAATTAAAAGGTTTGATTGTTGACCTTCCAGACGGCGACGACAAGGCAAAACTTGAAAGATTCTTAGAAGACTTTAAAGCTGTTAAGGAGCAGGATTCTGCAACAGCAAAAGAAGCCGCCTCAATGATTGCTGATTTGTTTGAAAAGCTTGACACAGAAGCAATGAAAGACGCTCCTGCAACAGAAGCCGAAAAAGTTGTTGAAGAGACAACAGAAAAGCCTGTTGCTGATGAAGACGAAAAGAAGCCTGCTGAGGAAGAGAAAAAGCCTGTTGCAGATGAAAAGACTTTATCTGATTACACTTTTGAAGAGCTTTATCAGCTTTTGAAAAAACGAATGGCAGAAGACGAGGAATGCGAGAAGGAAGAAACTGTTACTGATTGCGCTCCACGTGTAGCCGTTACAATGAATGACAATACTGCAAAAGGAAGCCTTGCAGAAATGCTCAATAACTTTATGAGATAAGGGGAGGATTTAAGAATGGATTCAAATCTTAATTTGACTATCGGTTTAAAAGGACAGCTTGCACTTAATGCGCAGGCAGTACCTTTACAGGAAGGCTATCTTAAGCTTGGCGGAATCGTAGATAAGACAAACCAGAGCGACGGACTTCCTTTTGGTGTTGTTTGTTCGGCTCCAGCTGCCACACCTTCTGCTATTGTTGCAGGTGCCGGAACAGGAAATGTTATCCGTGGCATTGTTGCATTCGATGATTCTATTGCACAGAATGCGCTTGGCCACCCTACAAAGTACCTTGCAGGAATGCCTTGTGCATTTATTGCAAAGGGACTTGTTAAGGTCCAGAGCTGGCAGACAGGAAAAAATCCTGTTATCGGGTACAAAGTACAGTTTGACGACGAAACAGGTGAAATTGGCTTTGTAGCATCTACAGCAGACGAAGGAAATACCTTGTTGGCTGGTGCTTCTGTTGTGGACGTAACAAACGACGGCGCTTATATTTGGCTGTCTTAAAGTGAGGTAAAGCAATGAGAATAGATTGTTCATCAGAGTTTAAGAAACTTGGAAAAGTTGCAGCAAGAATGGTTAATTACAACGGAACTGCTGCAAGTGTGTTAAGAGACGCTACTCTTCAGATAGGAAGAGCAAGCGACCCGCACTATGGCGTGTCAATGTCTGCAATCAATAATCCTATTTATGTAGGAGATAAAGCAGTTGCGGGAAAGATTACAGGCTTAACACCAGAGCTTGAAGCTCTTTACAAGAAAAGCGCCTTGAATGTGAATGTTAAGCCACGCTTCAATGCACGTACAGGCAAGTACGACATCGCATGTTCAAAGTCTGGAATTCAGACATATACAGGCGATAGTGGCGAGCTTGTTGCAGCGCAGGCAATTTCGCCTTGGAACGCTTCATTCTTCCCAGAACTGTTCAAGCAGCCTTTACTTTACAGCAAGGCAAGAGAACTTGTTAAAAGAATGAGCGGAACAAATCCTTGGGGAGAAGTGCAGAACCTTGCACTTGCCGGATATTCTGGATGGGGACTTGTGGACCAGTCTGGAACAGTTGCAAGCAATCTCAAGCAGAATGTAAATG